TATTGATCTATGTCACTAGTGCCAGATGCAGTAATAATTACCTCTATAGTTTCTCCAACTATTGCTGATGATATTTTTGGTGATTCAGGTTTAGATCTCGTTAGATATCCTGCACTAGCGTGATTACCCCATCCATGTGCAGTATTCCAATTGTCTATTCTACCTGTACTTACATATTTAGTAGTTGAGCCTCCTGGATAAATATTACCATCAGTAAAGTAATTACCATTATCTAAGTCTAACCATGCTAATTCATCTACACCTGAGTGACCCTTTGCAAAATCTGCATTTGCTTTACCAAAAGAAATTCTTCTATTGGATTGGTTTGGACCATATATCATTGTAGCCCAATCACTACTAGTTCCGCTTGCGTTCCATAGCATCATACCATATGATGTAGTTCCACTGTCGTAAACTGTTATTCTATTTGCTGTGGTATCCTCAGCATTATTAGTTAATGCTAGTCTTGGTGATGTAATCGCATTAGTTACTGTACCACCATTAAATACTGTATCGTTATCTGTAGTAACATATCCTGCTGAGGAGTGATCTCCCCAACCATGTGCAGTATCGGCCTTTGTTCCCTGTGCACCTGTAGCAGCATCTGTAATACCAAAACCACTTAATGTAGTTGGTTTACTTGTTAATGATGCAAATGTATGTGAGTGATCTTTAGGTGCATATCCTGCTGAGGAGTGATCTCCCCAAGTGTATGCTGTTGCTCCTTCTGTTACATCTTGCTTTGCAAAATCTCCAGAGGTCCATACATTATACCAAGATATATCTTTAGTGTTTTGTGTAGTTACACCATGAAATAATTCATGAGAATTATAATGCTGTAATAAAGCACCATAACCACCTTCCCCATCTCTTCTTCCTAATACATGGTAGTAACCATGACTAGACAATGGGTTGTTATAACTAGAAGGTTGAATCATTGTTGAATACCCACTAGGCTTATTATAGTCTTCTAGTTCGTCAAACAACAATGTACTGTGTACCATTTTATTGAAACGCAGATCATCTCTTTCTTTTTTGTATACTGGATCTAATTCTGTTTCAACACCTGAAGATGTTACATATCCTGCATCGGCATGATTACCCCAACCATGTGCTGTAACACCCTTGGCTATATCTGCTTCTGTAAAATTATCTGAAGTCCATACTTCTGCCCATTTTTCTTGCCATGTACCACTTTGTTTGCTTCTTATAAAAAGATTGTTTGTGTGAAAATCATGGTATGATTGAACTGCCCAATCTGATGAATCCCAATACTTAGTAGTTAGTAAACCATCTGATGCACCTGATGGATCATCATTAGCCTCGCTAACATCCCATACATGAATACCTGATTGAGTTATTGTATCTGCATTTGCTTTAAGTCTTGGGTTTAATTTTAAATACCTGCCATCATGATTATGACTAGGTAAGGCAGTTAAATATCCTTCTGTTCCATGGTCTCCCCAACCATGTGCAGCATTCCAATTAGAAACCATTAGGTTATCACCAGTAACATTTCCATCGGCAATAATACTTCTTGTTAGAAGTGTATCATCAGTTCCCCTAACCTTTAGCCAAGTTGCCGTATATAATGCGTCAGAGGCATTCCATAATAAAGAATATGTACCTGTAAAATCATCGGTTGAATTCCACTTAAGTCTTTTATTATCTAGTGTGCCACTTGTGATGTCTGTAGCAGCATGATTGTGACTTGGTAGAGCAGTTAAATATTCGGCTTTTGAGTGGTCACCCCAACCATAGGCTGTAACTCCTTTTGACACCTCATCAACAGTAAAATCACCAGTATTATGATACTTCTTCCAAGTAGACCAGGAACTATTATAACCCCTTGAATAAAGAAGACCACTTTGAAAATGAGTTGCTAGTTGACCAGTAACATTACCGCCATTACCAAAAGTTGATATAGCGTAGTGATGGTTTGTTGGATTTAAAGCATTAGGATTTACCCTTCTAGAAGAAGGTGTAAAATAATCAGGAGTTTCTCCATCGGATAGTTGTTTTACAACCGGTGAAGAATTAGTTAAGTATCCTTCGCTTGCGTGATTACCCCAACCATAGGCAGTATCCCATTGTATAGAATCCCCACCGCCTGTTTTAGAAATTTTACCATCTACATCTAGGTCACCTGCAACTTCTAACGAGTGTATGAATTCTATAGCCATGCCTTATTGTTTTTTTTATGAGGCAGCAGAAATAACGTTTATTGTAATAGAATCTTTCTCTACGTTCTTTGCGAAATCCACCTTTACTGATTTACCATCTACAATAGTAACATCAGCGTAAATCATTTTCTTTTTCAAGAATAAGGAAACAACTACATTTTCTGTTCCTAATCCATGTTCAAACGTAAAAGTATTTGCTGCTGCTAGTTCGGGGAATATTCCGTTTGCTGCTTTGTTTTTTACTGTATCTAAGGCAATTGAAATATCACCTAAATTTGACATAGTTCCAGAACCAGTAACATCTCCTGTAAGAGTTATCGTAGGGTCTGCAACATTAAAGTCTAATCTTCCATTAGTGTCGTCATAAGAAACTGCAATACCTGATTGTGAACTACCAGTTTCACCAGTACCGCCTACCATTGCACCAACAACATCTTCTATTTGCTCGTCTGTTCTTACTTGAGAAGTTAAAGCAATTTTTCCATCTGCATCTGGTAAAACTATTTTTCTGTCAGCACTTGGTTCTTCAATAGAAAGAACTGTTTCAAACTCATCGGCAGTTGCTCCTTCAAATACAAAGGCATTTGTTACATTTACCTCTGTAGAATTTACAGAAACTGTATCCCCTTGGACTGTAAGGTTTCCTTTTATAATTACATTACCACTTGAATCAATATTTCCAAATGCAACATTATCTTCAGGAGCAACTGCTTGCCCAATAGAAATCTCTCCGGCTGCTGATACATCAACTCCTGTACCTCCTGATATATACGCTTGTACATCTGCATCAGTATATTGGGTGATAGTGGTAGCGATCTCGCCATTAACAACTGTAATTCCTGTACCCTGTGAAAAATGTGCTCTTACTTCAGTAGCACTTGGTCCTGTATAAGTAAATACACCTGTAGTATCGTCATAACTTAAAGAGCCATCACCACCTGAATCGGTAACACTTAAGGCGGCTGTTACTTCCGCAATAGTTAATTTCTCTCCTAGACTGATCCATTCTTTGCCATCAAAGCATTGAAATTGATCTGTAGTACTGTTATAAATTACTTGTCCTGCAATCGCATCATCCCCAAGAGTAGTTCTCTGGGTTGTAGTCATATTGTCTATAACTACAGATTTTATCTGATTTTGATTGAGATTAATATGATGTAAAAAATCTATCGCCATGGTGTATTAATTTAGGTAAGCCTTCCCTGAGACTTTGGTGTTAAATGTTATTTTAATGATGTTCAAATTTACGTATTCTACCTCCGCATACATAATATTTTCATAGTCGTCAACGAGTGTGACTGAAGGTTTTTTATTAAGGCTATGTATAATCTCCCATTCTTTGTTAGAAGTTGGAAAAGTTTTTTCGTATGTTTTAAAAGGATTGTATTCAGGTACGTTTGTTAATCTCCCATAATTAACTGTTACCGCATATATTTGTGGACTAACTGAAACTATTTTTTCTAGAGTGTGCTCTCTTGGAACATCATTTCTTAAAACCGATAATATATCTCTTAAAATATCAGTGTTATCATCATCTATTAGATCTGAATCTAACCTTCTTACTAATAGATCAAAATTTGTAATGACAAATTCTAAATTATCAGAATATCTTTTATGTAAATTAGAGTTATAACCATCATAAGTCTCTATTAAGTTTCTTAAGGTTCCAAAATAAGATAACATCTCTACTTTAGTAGGGACCTTATATACTTTTAAGGACTCTGTTTTTTTGTATTCCGCAATTACTGTAGCCCAATTAAAATTAGTACTAGTGTATGTGGCAGTAACTGTTGTATTTACAGTATACCTAGCATCATGATAAAAGCCATCTGTATCTACAATATTATACTCTCTAGAGGCTGCATCTAAACCTGTGCTAGTTTTATTGGATATACTTGATCCAGATACTATATTGGATGCACTAAACACTCTATTAACACTGTTTAGAGTATAGTTAGTTACGTTGTAATTAGGAGTTGTATCCTTTAGTTTAATTAAAGGGCTGAACTCATCTATATCTTGAAAAGATGTTAATGTAATTTTACTAAAATTAAAGTTGTAAGACTTGATTTTTATAGGTGCTGAATCCTCTTTTATATAAAAGGAGTATTCAACTTTATAAGTTCCCTGACTTACTTGACCATCTGTTGAAGAAAGAGGTAAAATGTACTCAAATACATTTAAGTTACTTGAGGTTCCAGATATGTCTGCGACACCTCCTGCTTGATGGTTTCTTATTATGCCATCCGGTCTTGTTATTTTTATAAATATTTTGACTTCATTCTGTGCTGCACTATATGTAGACGTGTCTGTAATCTTCAACGTAGGAGTCGAAGTCAAGTCAAACTGCATTGAAAAATCGACAGTTACATTGCCTATACTATTAGAAAAACTACTCATACATTTTAAAGAATAAAAAAAGCCGGCCTCAGTTTACACATTGGCCGACTTTCAAAACAAACCAACAACAAATTATTTAAGCAATTTTACGATTTCTTCGTAAACTAATTCACCATTTTTGTTACTCAGAACGAAGTTAGTGAAGCCTTGCAGATAACTTGACTTGGTAGATCGTGGGACCTGGACAATTGTTTCTCCTGTTGCTACCCATGTAAAAGTACTTGTTGCTTTATCAAAGCGAATTACTTTTTTATCAATAGCAGATTTACACGTTGCTTGTATAGATTTATTCTTATCCTTACTTAATGTCATAAACGTGGTTGGATCTTTTTCAGCCATCACCTCTAATTCATCTCTTAGTATAGATATATCTCTCTTTTCATCTTTGTTTAAAGATGCCGTAAATTCTCTTACTTCAGCAGCAGAAAGTTCAGCAGCGACATTCATAGCGTCTCTACGTAGATTTCTTTGCTTTCTTGCATCAGTAGCCTTTTTCTTAGGTTGTACTAATTCAAATAAAGGAACTACACTTTTATCTCTATTTTCATTTGATTTATTATAATTACTTAACATTAAATACTGAAAGATCTCTAGATCTCCAGTTTTACTACCTCTAAGTAACATTTTACCTTCTAACTCTTTGTAGAATGCTATAGTATTAAGAATAGGTTTTCCACCAACTCCTAAGTTTTTAATAGCAGCAATATCTACATATTCTTCTGATACCGGATCATAAATACGATCAACTTTAGGCATCATTGCTACTGAAGGCATTATTTTTTTGCCAGGGTTTTGAGGGTCATTCTTCACATTTAAATATTGGAAGACTTTAACCTCATCTCTTTTTAACATAGGTGGCTTCTCTATGTTATTGAATTCTTTTGTTTTTATCATAATTGTTGGTTTTAAAAAAAAAGAAGGGAGGGATTTCCTCCCCTCTTCTTAAGGTTTATTATTACTAAAATCCTGTTACAAGTGCACAGTGTTCTTTTCCTAAAACTTCTAGACCCATAATAGCCTGGTAGTTTACGTCAAGAATTGAATCAGCACTAGTTGGAGTTGGAGCAAGTCCACCTGTCAAAGTTTCTCTGAAAGAGAAGTTGTTTCCATCTCCTTCTAAGTAACGTACTTGCATGTAGTCTTGTGATCCACCACCACCGGCAGTTTTCACTTGTCCAGTAGGGATAAGGTAAATCTCACCTGATCCTGTTACTGTAGATCCTAGTTCATTATGATCAAGAATAGAAAGTTGTTTCTTATTCCATGTTCTACCATATAAACTGAATTTATCAACACCTAAATCAATAGATTTTCCATCAACAGCAAAACGAGCACTAGTAAAACCAGTACCATCTAAACCATTTAATGCATTATCCATTTTGATATTAGCATCAGTACCTAACCACATCCAGTAATCTTTTGGTGCTCTTGCTTTGTTAAGAGCCTTAGTAAGATCTGTTAATGTAGTAAGTACGTTTGTGTTAAAATCAAAAGGTGATCCTGATTCAAGGATACCACCTGATCTTAATTCTTCACGAAGACCATTAGTAGTCTGCACAGCGTTTCCACCTGCATCTGACATATCTCCTACAGATGCTCCTGAGTAGAAATCTCCTGATCCTTTACCAAACATCAATGAGTTAGAGATATCTCCTCTAAAACGTTGTAATGCTTCGTAAGTACCTTTGTACATGAAGTAAGGCTTACCTTTATACTCAACAGTGATTTTTGACGCTTTAGCAACATCAGAAATTCTGTATTTGTTTTTAAAGATTTGCACTCTGTTAGACTGCTTAGTTAACCCATACTTGATTGGATCTGGAGAACCAGAACCTTCACCTTGTGCATTCGAGAATACAACAAACTTATCTCCTGAAGCATCATAATCAGATGCAACACCTGCTCCATCTACTGGAGTAAATGTAATACCATTTGTTTCATGGATTGCTTGAATTAAGTATACGTTACCAGAAGCACCCATCATCAAGTCACCAACTCTAGCATTACCTGCTGCTGATACTGTGATATCTGTTTGTTTTCCAGTTCCAGAACCTGCTTCTGAAATAGTGATTGTGTTATTTTTGTATAACGCTTCATTTACAAATGAATGATATACTGGTTGGCTAGTAGGCTTTAATTTACCTAATGCCTGCATTACGTCAAGGAATCCTTCCTCTTCGTTTTGTACGTCTAAGACGCTTGACAAGATCTCACGTCCTTGCACAAATGAATGCTGCAAGAATGATAGAGAACTAATGTAATTAGAATTGTCCATATTTAATTTTTAAATTTTTTAATTAACGAATTATTTTAACATCTGAGTCACCTCTACTCAGTGCACCAAAGAGTCCATCAAATGGGCTTTCAGGTGTTTTATACTCTCTTGAACTTTTTGTAGGAGCAGTAGGATTCTTTAAATCAGAAACTACTTTTTCTTGTCCTAGTTCTTGTCCATGAGAAATAAGGGATGAATCATAAACCTTAGGGTCAGAAGCATAAGCCAATACACGATACCACTTGTCAAAATCAACATTTCCCTTTTCATCTTGAAAAAGTGAGAAAAACTTATTGTTATCGATAGTCATTTCTTGTAACGATTCCGGGTTTTCCACTTCATAAGAAAATTTTTCATCACCATAAGAAATTAAAACACGCTTGTTATCCATCACGTCTTTAGTTATTTCATGAGATGAAACAGTTTCTGTCCATTTAGCACGTTGCTCTTCTTGGTTTACAGTTTCAGTTTCTTCAGTTTGTTCTTTGACAGGTTGAGTGAAGTTTTTCTGTTCGTCAACATACTTGTCTCTTAGTTTGGATGCATCTGCTGCCAGAAGTTCTTTACCAAGTTCCACTTCTTCCTCGTCAAATTTGTCTACGTCTAAAGAGTACTTGTCAACTATTTCCCTAGTATACAATCTTTCGATTGCTCCCTTTGAAAGGGTAGGATTAGCCTGCTCTAGGTCACGTCTCATGACCAGTTCGTCAGACATTTCTGAATAGTTAACTGAAGTTGCCTCTAAATACGGAGTCAAGTTTCCAGTTTCATTATAATATTTGACTGCATCTTTAATGAAGTCATCTTTAAATTGAGCACTTGATGAATCTCTCATCCTTTTGTACTCGTCAAAAAAGTCCTCTAAAGTTTCGACTGTTCCTCCGCTAAGTTCTTTTGAAATACTATCTAGTTGTTCAAAAAACTCAACTTGGGTTTTACCCGAATCTTTATCAAAAGCCTCTGGAGTTTCCTCTGGTGCTTCTGGAGTTTCTACTGGTTCTTCTGCTTTCACAGGTTCTTCAGTAGTTTGTTCTTGCACGTCTTCAGTTGAATCGGTTGATTCCTCGGTTGGTGCTATTTCTTCTTGAGTCTCTTCTTGTGGTAATTCTACCGGTTGAGCCTCGCCATTTTCATCCACCACTTTGATTTCAGATAAATCGAATTCTTCTTCCATAATTATAATTTGTTTGTTGTTTGTTAATTATTGCTGCATTGGTTGTTGTGGCATTGCTGTAGGCTGTTGTTGGGCCATTGCCTGTTGTTCTTCTTGAGCACCCATTGCAAATGCTTCTTTAGTTGGTAAATTATCCATTAAGTTTCTTTCAGCAGATCCTTCCTCTCTCATTCCGGCTAACTCCATTTCAAACTCATACTTTTCTTTTTGTAATTGAGATTGAAGTTGTGCTTTTAACTTTTCCATTTCCATCTTGCCTTCCATTTCCATTTGCAAAGTCTGTTGTTTAGACTGTTCTGCCGCTTGAGCAGATTGCTGTTGGATTTGACCATTCATTTGCTGTTGCTTTTCAGCATTAGCCTGAGCCTCTTCTTTTTTCTTTTTAATTCTATAAGACAAAACTTGTTGTGCCTGCTTAAGATTTGTTATCTGCTCTATGTATACTGCATCTTCAAAATCTACCTGACCTTGAGCAACACTATTTTGTAGTATTCCCATAAGTCTAGCCTTTACCTCTTCTGTTGGACGATCTTCAATCTTTACACCAAATTCATGCTTTGAAACACTTGGTGATAACTTAAAGAATTCCATTGTATTTCTTCCAAGAGCACGAACATAACCTTCAATTGGTTTTTTCTTTACCGAGTCTTGCAACCTTACAATAACAGCAGACGCTAGTCTTTCTAATAATCTTCTTTCTCCTTGCTCAATGTGAGCCAAAGCATTGTTAGTTGCTTGTGCAGCCAATTTTGCTGTAGTTGTTAAAGATCTTGCATCTGGAGTAGAACCATCAGTAAATTCATTAAGACCAGTAATTTGTCTTATCATTTCTATGTTGTTCTGAATTACCTGGTAATACGTCATAGCATCTCTACCTAGGCCATTCTCCAATTCTTCTATTGGCTTATAGTTTGTTGCTTTTCCACCAATGTCATTCTTTCTATAAACGAGTGTACCTGTCTTATTAAATAAGTCAATTACATCCATAGGCTTCATTTGATTACCTCCGGCTCCTAGAGGAATATCCTCTAATGCACCGAGTTCGATCATAATCCCCTTAGGTCTCGCTTGATTAATTGTGTTTTGAAGTCTATACCATGATATCTGAATTTGATCAGCAATAGGTATTAATTGTTCCATTATACCTAATGGCTTCATGTTATGAAAATCTGGAGCGAAAATATGATACGACAAGTCTGTATCCATAAGATTAGACTTAACTCTCTTCATATCAGAACACATGCCGTAATCATAACAATATTCTGAATCTACAATCCAGGAAATTTTATATACTGTCTTATAAGAAGACCTTACATATTTATTTTTTCTTTTATTCTGGCTATTATATCCTGCTCTACCAAATCTCTTATTACCTCTTCTATCTACTCTAGATTCGTGAACCATTTGATCAACAGAAAAGAATTCCATTTCTAGAACAAGTATTTTACTGTCATCGTAATTTTTAGAAAACGCATTATTGGATGTATTCATCCTTGTAGATCCTTTTCTACCAGAAAACCTTTCAGAAATATCTTGATATTCTTTTTCGTCAAACTGACTTCCTGCTCTTTGCTTTAAATCAGCAATAGACATTTCTTTTACCTCTCCTATATGTATCTTGTCAGAAAAATCTCTTTTGTTACAATGAGATACTAATAAATTACCAGGACTTACTACTCTAATTTTAACAGCACCATTACTATCTATGTATTCTTTATATCCGGCTACCCCAAAATCAAAAAGATATTCATTTATCTGTTTTCTTTTCTCTTCCATATCATTTGTATGAAAGATTAAGTCAATACCTTGTTCCATTTCAATAGCAGCGTTATGCTTATATGTAAAATTCATATGCATTTCTAACTCCTCGTCATTTACTGGATCTCCCGGCTTACCTTTTAAAGCACTAAATTCTTCCATACCCGGCATGCTTTGAGCAGCGGTATTTCTTAAATCCATTGTGGCTTTTTTGGTTTTGTAATACTTTTCAACATCTGACTGAGCCATTGCATCAATAGGAGTGGCTGTGATATTGTATTCTGTTTTGCTTAATTTACCTAATGCTATTCTTCTAAATTTAGGAACAATAGGTAATACAGTCCAATCTATAGCGAACCAACTTTCATTATCGGTTTCGTCAACATTTAAAAGGCCTTTGTATTTATTAACGGATTGATTTCCTTGAGCATAATCTTTTATCTTAGGATAAGTCCCACGATTATTATGAAATGATTGTGTGCCATGATTTGTATAATCAGACCATGATGCTTTTGCATATGACAAACACCAATCCTTACCCTTTAAACTAGGGTCAATATTATGATTTGGATAGTTTGCTTTACCTTCGTGTTTTATCATCCGACCTTGAACTTTTTAAACATTGTTTTTGCTTCTACTAGATTTCCTTTTGTATGAAAATTTCTTAATAGAATATTTTTGTCTGCTATAAGAGTATATCCTGCTGCCATGGCTGCATCAAATTTTGTTGTTTTACTTATATCAAATTCTAACCAATCTTTTAACAATTCTGGATAGCAAACTTTTTCTATATTACTTTCTATATACTCTTCCGTTACTTCTGCAATTTGCTGATGTGTTCTCACAGATCCACTCATTCCAGGTTTCGTACTACCAGGTAAATACATTAAGAAGGAAGCATAACCTCTATCTTCAAAATAATTCTTTATACCAATCTTGTTATCTTCAAACAGAAGTTGACAAGAATAATAGTGACAGCACTTTAAAACATCTTCATAAAATTGTCTTGCGGTGCTTGGTCGGTAAATGTATTCAACTATAAATGAACTATCGTAAAAATTTGATACTGAGTTGTGCTTCTTGTATACGTAAAAGGCTCCGTTAGATCTTCTCTGATCTACTGTACTATCATGATCATAAGGATCACAACCAATTACAAACTCACCCTTCCTAGTTGGTAGATAATTCTTTCCTCTTTTAATAACTATATTAGCATCTTTAGCATCATCAAAAAGATAGGTTACATTGAACCTTCCGTTTGACATAGGTTTAAACTCTACGTGACCAGTTTCTCTTTCTCCAACCCACTCAAAGTTTCCTCTTGTGTATAGGTTTTCATTCCAGGATATTCGATCTATTTGATCGTTTAATTTCATTGCATTAAATAAAGATTTCTCCCCATCTATTCTAAAAGCCTCTTCAATCGTAAATGGATTCCTTCTAATAATACTCGACAAAGCACGATCATCATTGACAAGATTTGCACGTTCAGCCAAATAATAGTCCTTAGCACGTTCTTCATCTGCATGACCATATTTATCGAAGTATAAGGTTTTATATGAGGGAGTAAAGAATCGAAATAATCCACTGGGAGTTCTACCATGTACATTTCTATCTTCTTGATTACTGTTGTCCCATAGCCTTTTAAATGACTCACCACCTGATTCCATTTCCTCAACAGTGGTTGTGTAAAGTAATTTTCCAATATACTCACCATCCAATTCCGAACAGAAGCGTACAACGTTATGCCTTTCCCAGACATCCACTTCCATAGTTTTCCCAACCTCGTCACCAAGGTATCTGTGTAATTTTGTTCCATCATATCCATATTTTTCTGAACTCTTCCAATCAATTTGGCTTTCAAGTTCTGGTTTACCTAAATCTTCTAACGATTTCTTTCCTCTTTTTGTAGTTCTATAAAATCTTAATTCCGATGTTGGGGTGACCCCTTTAGACTGATCATATACTGGTCTAAAGAAATCTGGTAGTTTTTTAAAAGGCCCTACAATAGACTTTGCAAATACATTGTTTTTAGCATCACTTGCTGTTTTAGACTGTATACCTCCATTCTTGTTTTTAGATCTTGATATCAAATCAAACATAAACACACCGGCTCTTACTGTCTTTCCCTGCCTACGTTTTGTTAACTCTATCATGCCTAATGAGTTAGGATCATTAATAGTTGCTTGTAAAAAATAAAAATACTCCTGATCTACTTTTCTAAAACTAGGGTATCCTATATCTATTTTCCACCAATTTAAAAAAAGGTAATGCATACCGGTTAAGTATTCAGCCTTACCATTATTCATAAACCAAACTCCATTTAACCTTCTATCCCATTCTTGAGATCTAAAGTTTTCTAACTCCACATCAAAAAAATCTTTATCCTCTGCTTGACGCAATAATTCAGCGTTTCTTTTATATGTATAGTTTTCAGGCAACTCAGTTCTTATCCAAACCTGATCTGACTTTATAGAAGAACTAGTTATTATAGGTCTCTTCTCTTCTTCTTTAGAAATTACATTAAACACCTTTCCTTTTGGCGGCAACGTAAAATCTACTCCTTGAATGTTTACTATCATAAATTAGCAATGAATTCTGGTGTTAACCTTTTATCTGCTTTTATTGTCTTCAATAACTCTTGATCTTCTCCATAAAGTTTTTGATAATACGCATCTAACCTATCATTGATGGTGTTTAAATCATCCATGATTTTAGATTTTATTTGTAACGCTTGTAATATATCTTTGTCTTTATCCCCTTCTACAGGACTTAATAATTTTTTCTGGTATTCAAAAAACGTCTGCTCATTGGATACTATCATTGACCAAATTCGATTGTTTTGTTTTCTTAAAAACTCATCAACCATATCCTTTAATTGATCCGAAAGAAAGAAAAACATATCATGCAATTTCTCATTATCCTTAACTAAGTCGAATCCGGCTAGAATTGCGGCTTGTTCTTTTCTTATTTTAAGATCAGGAAATTGTTCTTTCATTGGAGTGTTTTGATCATATACATACAGAACATATGCAATCATCTGATCGTCAGCAGATTGAAAACTGCTAAACATTTTCATTTTAGGATACTTTTTTTGTAATGATCCTTTAACCTTAAATGGGTTAAATATCATCTTCCTAAAGTCTTCAGTGTTGAAGATTTCTGTTAAAGACATATTGTTGGTTTTGGTAAAAATATAAGAATTACATGGGCTAGGTATCAAATTTTACCACTCGCTTTCATTACACTGTTCTGGGTACAAAATTTTTAGTCTATAACTACAGGCAACTATTATATTTACGCTTTGTTGATTGAAGCATTATCGTTTAATTGACAGATAATTATACCAAAAGATTAATTAGAATCAAAGTGACCTTGAAATAATAGTAGGTCCATAAAAAAAGAATTTCAATGGCTCATGAAATAAATGAAAAAACCAAGGTCATGTTAGACCTAAAGACTATTGGGATTATAGTGTCATTCACTATTAGTTTGGCAACAATGTGGTTCTCGCTACACGCT